ACTGCCAAAGAATATATGTCTCCTTATCAACAGGCAGTTACAGATATTGAAAAGCGTGAAGCTCAGAAAGTATTTGAACGGGATATTATGCCCACGTTTGAAAAACGTGCAGTAGATGCAGGAGGTATGTCTGGTTTAGGAAGCAGGGCAGGTCTTGAAGCTTCTCAAATTGGTCAGGCACAAATGCGACAACTTGAAGATATTCAAACAAAGGGTTCACAAAGAGCTTATGATGCTGCTGTAAGACAATTTCAAGAACAAAAAGCCAGAGAGAGGATGGAAGCACAAGCGCAAACTCAATTAGGAACACAAAGATATGGTGCAAAAGCAAGAGAACTTGGAGGATTATCTTCGGTTGGAGAAACACTACAACAAAGACAGCAAGCAGCTTTGGATGAAGCTTATAAAAGACATTTGGAAGAAAGCAAATGGGATGAAGATCAACTTCAAAGATATCAGGGAACTATTGTAGGGTTTCCTGATATAAAATCTCAGGTAAGAACAACGAGCGCTCCTCAAACAAGTCCTTTTAATAAGTTTTTAAGTCAAGCGGCAGGACTTGGTTCTTTATATGGAAGTTTTGGTGGGTTTAGTCCTGGTGGTTTTGGTAGTGCTTATACTCCTTTTGGAACATCTCCGGTAAGAGCCGCTGAAGGTGGACATATTGCTGATTATTTGTCTGCCCTATCTACAGTAGATCCTGAAGAACCAGGAGGTGCTGCGGCAATTACAAATAAACCACGTATTGAACCGCAACCACCAAAGATAGACGAAACAAAACAACCTTTTAATAAATTAATTGACATGATGAGAGCAGCCCAACAAACTGATCTAAAAGCAAAACAAGCAACGCAAACTGCAAAAGAAACACGTATGAAAGAACTTCGAGAAGCGGCCAAGCAACAAGATATTGTAGGTACTCTTGCTCGACTTTCTGTAAATCTTGATAAACCTAATACAAATGTATTCAGAGCTTTTGGTGAAACACAAATTGAAATGGAACCTTCAAGAAAAGAATTTCTTAAGGAGATGAATAAGTTACAAGATGCTAATGATCTACTTACTGAAGATATTGCAACAGCAGAAGCAAAAGGTGATTTAGATAGAGCGACCAGAGCATATGAACGTCAAATAAAACTAAGAGATTATGCGATTGAGATGGAAAAAGTACAGTTAAGTAATGCTTTAAAAACAATGGGAATAATGACTGATTATGGAGAATTCCTGAAAGGTATGGTAAACCAAGTAGGTGAAGGACAACTTCACGAAGCAATCGCAGTGATAGAACAAATGGATTTTGATCCAAAAAAGAAAAAGGAGTTAATCAATAAGCTCAAAGGTATAGATAATAGATTATCTGGACTTGGAGTTGGTGGTAAAACAGGAACTGTAATTAAAGATCGTGAAGCTACTAAAAGTAAGGTTTATTAAATTTAATGGCTTCTCCGGTAACATATGAGTCTTTGCAGGAAGATTCTGATTTTCTATCTAATGCTTATTGGTATTTAAAAGATGTAGGTGAAACTGTATCTCAAGATCCAAAAGATATTCTTGATACTTTTATGGAAAAACGTAGAGCTTTTGATGCAAACATTGCTTCTACTTATTCACAAGGTAGTACAATAGCAGATGCTAGTGCAGATACACAAAGGTTCTATAAAAAGGCATTAGATAAATTAGATAAAATGCCTTCCTTTTGGAGTAAGGGAGGAGCGCCAACAGGTAAAGCACTTTGGGATTATGGTGTATATGGTATAACAGATCCTACTAATTTATTATCTGTTGTTGCAGGAGCCTTTACTCTTGGAACAGGTACGGCAGCAGCTTTTAGTGCAAAAGAAGCAGCTAAACAAGGCTTTAGACAAGTTATGTTAGCTAAGTTAAAAGCATCTGTAAGTAAACCTGTATTAAAAGCTCTAGCTTTGGAAGGAACTATTGCTGGCACAGGAGGTGCCACACAAAGTATTTTATCCCAAGATGTTGATATGGAAATTGGAAGAAAAGATCCTAATAAGGGATATGATTATTCTCAAATAGCATTACAAGGTTTATTAGAAGGAACTTTAAGTCCTGTCGCTGGTGCTCTAATTAATATAGGAAGTACAGGACTAATAAAAGGAATACCCTCATTAATTAAAGAAATTCCTCATTCTGAAAAAGTTACTCCTGGTCCTGATTGGTCTTCTCAATGGGGAGTTAATTGGATTAAACGTAATTTTCTTCCAACATCAGCACAAGATGCTCAAGTAGATCGTATTGTCAATATAAAAAAAGGTGAATTCAGACCTGAAGTTGAACGTATGGAAATTGTTACTAATGAAATAGGTACAAGAGTTTCCCAAATAGCAGCACGTTTAAAATCAGAAGGAAGTTCAAATCCTGAAAGAGATATTAATACTATAGTTAATAATGCTATAGAGGGTAATCCTAATGCCCTAAAACAATTAAAAGAATATGATCCAAAAATAACTGACTTACTTAATGAATATAGAAAAACGGTTGAATTTCTTCAAGCTCGGCAATTAGAAACTCCTTATAGTAGTAATTATTTTGATGAACTTTATAAAAGACAACCAACTTATAATAGAGATGTGTATGAAAAGTTTTCCAAAAAAAGAGAACCTTTTGATAAGTGGATCGTAAAACAAGAAAATAAAAATGTAAGAGCAGAATATAAAAAATATATAACAGATATTGTAGGAGATGCGGAGCTAAAGGTCACAGATAAAAATGCTGAAAGTTTATTAAAAGCAGGTTTTATAGATAACAATAGAAAAATTCTTCCAAGATTTTTAAATAAAAATGGAACTACTAATCATACTGAAATTGATAATCACTTAGATCTTATGCTTAGAGAAGCCTATAAACCTATCTTAGATAAAAAACTTAAATATGGAACTACAAGAAGAAGAGAAGAAATAGCTCCTATTATTCGACATATTTATGGGCAGAATTTTAATGCTGCTTTTAGAGCTATGGAAACTATTAATGCTTTAAATGATAATATTGTTGATCTAAGAATGGCTGGAACTTTACAAGATAACTTACTAAACAGAACAAGAAAAATAAGAGAAGAATTAATAGCAAAGAATAAAAGAGAAGGGCTAACTGATGTAGAAGCTCAAATAAGAGCAGATCAAGAAATAGGGGGACAAAAATTAGGTGTTATAGCTCGTTCGAAAGAAGAAGCTGAAGCCCTTAATAAACGTCCTGATGGAACAACTGTTGAAATGGTTCCCCTAATTACTCATCCAAATATGTATGCCAGACAAAATCGTGAACCTATTTATAATGAATTTGGTGATAGGGTTGATAGATTTGAGTATGATCCTCTTAATCCAGATTCTCCAATTAGTATACCAGGACGACTACGTGATCCTACATTAGGGGGTGATGTAGAAATAGCAAATCCACAATATAAGATAAAAATTGGTGATCAACGTATTATTGGAAAAGATCTAAAAGAATATAAAGATATTAATCCTGAACAATTATATATTCCAAAAGATATGGCATTAAAAATAAAAGAAATGCTTAATCAAGATAGATTAGTTCTTCCTCAATCAGGAAATGCAGGACCAACAACAAAACTTATGGGCGAAGCCATAAATATTTTTAGTATGGCGCAAGGTTACTTTAAAAAAGGATTAACAGTTTATAGTCCTGTTGCTCATGTTAGAAATGCTCTTGGTATGGGAGGTTATGTTGCAAATACAGGTAATTTAACTGGTGGTTTAATGGCTGGTCTTTGGTGGAAAAAGGCTACAAAAGAACAAAGAAAAGAATTCTTAGACCAAGTAAATAGATTAGGTTTAAAAGGTAGTCAAGTTGAAATAGGACAAATTTTAAACAGGCTTGGTAAAAGAAATAATTTTCTTGAATCAGATGCTAAACTTAATAAACGATTGCTTACAGGAAATCCACTAGCTTTATTAGATAATACAAAATTAGATAAAAGTTTAATGAATGTATATACTAAAACAGATGATATTGGTAAGTTAGGAACTTTCTTTTCAGAAAGAATGTCTGAACAAAGAATATGGAATAAAACATCAGAAGCTGACAAGATAAAAATAAGAGAAGCTTATTCTGATGCATATGATATGCCCAATAGAGAAGCAATTTTAAGAGGAGAGTTTGATAAAAAAATTATAGATGAAACGGCTGCTGATAAAACTTTAAATGTTGTTCCAGTTTATGATCGTGTTCCCCGAATAATTGAAAAAATGAGAGGTATTCCTGTTATGGGTAACTTTGGTGCTTTCCCAGCAGAAAACTTACGGAATAAATATTATCTATTTAAAATTGCCGGAGAAGAAATTAAAAAAGGATTTGAAACAAATAATATGGAACTTGTTCGGGCAGGATCAAGACGTCTATTATCACAAGGAGCTTATGCATCTGCACCAACCGTAATGGCTTATGCATGGAATCAAATAAATGGAACTTCTGATGCTGCTGATACCATTAGAGAGGGTCTTAATGACTGGCAAAAGGATCATGCTATTGCGGTCAGAAAAACAAAAGATGGTTATAAATATGTTGATTTAAGTTATTCAAATACGGATGCTGCTGTATTAGATATTGTCTTACCTTTCATGACTTCTGCTGCCAGAGGAGAAAATATTTCTGAATCTTTAGATGAACTATTTCCCAGAGCTGTATGGAATTATTTAAGTTCTTTTCTTGAACCATCACTTGCTACTAAACAAATAGAAAATTTTGTGGCATATGTTAAGTCAGAAAATGATGAAGAAAGATCCTCAGTACTGGCAGACATAGGAGAAACTATTGCTCCTGGAATTGTGAAACAGGCTGTTGAAATGGGTGCTGATTTCGGTATATTTGATAATAAAGCTTTTTCAAAATTAGAAAGAGCCTTTCGTCCTTTATATTATGAAGAAAGAAAACGATTTGAAGATTCTGCCGATCTTTCAGAATGGCTTGCCAGACATAATATAAATACTAAATACGGTCCTTTCCTGGCTGCTTTTGGTCTTGTTTCAGGAGAAAAAGAGTTTAATCCTAAAAAAACATTTGGATTTACTTCCCGACATTTACAAAGAAATGTCTTGGAAGACGTTGCTTCAACTAAAAAAGAAATGTTAGCTAAGATATCTGATCCTGAATTAGATTATGATTTAGAAGATATGCTTTATGAATATGGAACATTATTTGAAGAACAGTTTGTTGCTCAACAAGGTATTGCAAAATTAATTGGTAAATTTTCCAATATCATGCCCAATCAGGAAATACTTAGAATGGTACATGATAAAAAATTAAAAGGATCTTTATCAAAAAAACAGATTTCTTCTATTGTAAGAGGAAGATTTTCACCAGAAACTTTATCTAAAGATTTTATTAAAAGTATTATAAAAGCGTATTCAGATGCAGAACGAAGAGGTAAGAAATTAGCATATCCCAAGGGGGAAGTAATATCCAAATTACGTGCATATCATAATGCATGGAAAGGATTAGATTTAAACATTAACCTGGAAAATTTAGAAGAGGAATAATAATGCCATCAGATCCAACAATGTTATGGAATGCCGTATTGAGTTTAGCAATTGGAGGATTTCTTTGGTGGATGCGAGGAATAGCTTCACAACTATCTGATCTTAGAAAACTTATTAGTGTAACAAGAGAAGAGATACCAAAGACTTATGCTACCAAGATAGAAGTAGAAAGAGATATAGAAAAGATAATGGACAGATTTGATAGACTTGATAATAAGATGGACAACATTTTAGAAAGGATTGGCCGTGGCTAATTGGGAGTTCTTCACCGAAGATGAATTGAGATGTAAAGGTACAGGTGAATGTAATATGGATGAAGCTTTTATGGAAGCTTTGATTCGATTAAGAAAAGATTATAATAAACCAATGATTATATCTTCTGGATACAGGGATATGTCTTATAATACGGTAATAGGAGGATCGCCTAATTCTGCTCACTTACATGGTAAAGCTGTTGATGTAGTTATAGGTGGACATGAAGCCTATAAATTACTCCGTCTTGCTATAGTTCATGGCTTCAAAGGAATAGGTGTATCGCAAAGAGGAATGTTTGAAAGACGTTTTCTTCATATAGATATGATGGAAGATAGTGATAAGACACCTCGTCCCTGGATATGGAGTTATAAATAATGGTTGAGATACCAGAGTTGGTGGGGAAAAAAACTGGTGTCAAGACACGAGTTGGAAGACCTGTTTATAAAACAAATGAAGGCGAGTTTGTATCTGAAAAAGGAGTAAGTATTCCTTTAAATAAAAATAAAACTAAATGGCTTATTGCTCCTAGTATTTATCATGGGGTATCATATACGGATGATCAGATTAAAAAATTTTATGAACAGGGTAAGATAAAGAAATCAGACTATAAAATTATTAGTGGTACTGAAGAAGATGCTACTAAAGCTTCAAAAAAAAGAAGTGCTGGTTTATTAACAAGAAAACAGTATAAAACTTTATCAAAGAAAAAATTTGGTGGGCGTGTTGGTGTTGGGGTTGCTTTACGAGGCTATGGAAAAGTAAGGAGTTATAAATAATGAGCAAAATAAAAAAAGATTTACTCAAACGTCTTATTTCTAGGTTTGCTACTGAACGTAAAGAACTGGATGGTACACCTTTAACACCTTCTAAATACGATTTTGATGAAGAGAATAGAACTATAAGATATCTTGGAGGGCCAAAAGTTAGCAAGGGTGAAACACATAAAACAGGTACTCCGCAACATCCATCTCAGAAAACTATTTTTGTAGATAAAAATAATTTATTAAATATAGCAGGATGGTTTCAAAATAAAGATGTTGATGTTTCCTTTGTTCCAGGAGGAAAAAATAAAGCTAAAATAGTATTGAATAAAAAATATGGTCCCAGACAACCAGGATCAACTGTGGAAAAGATTAAGTATAGTGGAATCCCTGCTAAAGGTAAGTATCCAGTAGAAATATTTTCAAGTCGTAGTCCATTAAAATCAAGTGGAAGACCTTTTATAACTAAAGACGGGGAAGTAGGTGGTATACATTTTGGAGATAAAATTATTAAAGTAGAAAAGTTTAATAAAAAAGAAGGTGGTCGTATAGCACGTAATCCTTATAACTATAAACAAAAGGCAATTTAATATGGATCACAAGTTTATTATACCTCTTGCTGTTGGTCTGTTCGTTCAGGCTGCTGCTGTTGTGTGGTGGTTGGCAGGTCTGAGTGCATCAGTACAACATAACGACTTTCAAATAAAGATGATCAGTAAGGACGTAGGAAAGAACTCAAACTTTGTTGAATTATGGCCCGCTGGAAAGTGGGGTAGTGGTTCTTTACCTAGTGACGTTAGACAGGATCTAAAGATAGGTCAGCTTGAAATGCAAGTACAGAAACTTAATGATAAGATCTATAATGGGAGTAAGAAATGAAAGCCATACCGCTAAACTATGCTTTAATCTTTGCTGTTATTCTACAAGCCATAGGACTAATATGGTATGTATCTAAACTTGACAGTAAGGTAGAAACAGTATATAAGTTTTATCAGGAAGAGTCTCAGAAATCTGTAGTAGAAACTCAGGCCAAGATGAAGTTTGATTTAGCCCTTGTAATGAAAGAATTACAGACTATTAAGGAAGATATAGCAGAAGGCAAGGATAAATCAAAAGAGATTATGAAACAGCATGGTCAGATCTTTGAGCTTCTTCAAGGTAAGGTTAAAATTCCTTCAGGATACAAATACGAGTGAGTACTACAGGTCTACTAATCTATGTCATCGCACTGGTTATTGGTATTGGCATTGCTGCTTGTCTCATTGATAACCCTCCCCCTAAATAGAGATGTCTATCTCTCATACTCTATCTTAAAACTATTATGTATAGGATAACAGATGAACAAAACAATTAACATTGGTGAAGGTCAGAACAATGTGGAGATCCATCAGACAATAGCCAAGCCAGATAAAGGACCAAGTGTTGCTGGCGTTAGTTTATCCACTGGTTATGGATGGGGTGTGGATGTATCTATTATATTAGTCATCGTTGCTCTGATGTATATCGGAAAGAAGTGTGTGGACAAATGGGCATCTAAATAGATGTCTATAAGGATGGACATTGAAAATGTTCTGGCTGAATATGTTTCACCCTCTCTTGCCATGCATGGTGGCATAATAGAACTATTAGATTATGATGAAGATTCCAGAAATGTTCATGTAAGATTAAGTGGGTCGTGTGCTGGTTGTTCAGCCAGTACAATTACTCTAAAGATAGGGGTGGAGAATACTCTCTTACACTTCTTTCCTAATGAAGTTAGGAGTATAACACATGAAGAGGGTGATATAACTAACCCATTTTACTAAATCCATTTAAACGAGTTTTAAGGGGGGCTACAGACGTATCATATATGCCCATGTGTCATCGGACATTTTTTTAAATGAAGGCTATTCTACATCCATCCTAGAGCCTTTTTTTCTTCTAAAAAGGGATCTTCAGCAAGGTTTGCTATCATTTCCAGATAATCTAGTCTTTCAAGGATATCTTTCTTAATAAAAGTGTCTTTTATTATAACGGCTCTTAAAGTTTTTCCCAGTTTCAATATATCTTTCTTATCCCAGTGTGGCGTTTTTAAAATTTTAGCATATTTTTTTAAATATCTTTCTTTTAAAATATCTGCTCTATCTCTAATATCAATATATAATATATTATGAAGGGTACTATTACATTCCCTGCAAGCGGGAACAACCGGAACTGGATCATTATAGCTTGAAGATTTTATTCTTTTATGATGTAGTGAGTAAAAAGAATAGGGTATAATATGATCTAAAGTATCTCCATTAAGAGAACCACAATAATAACAAATCATTTCTTTCTACTTATTTTGCTTTATACCTGCATGAAATAGGATCTCATTCTGTATTTCTTCTACTCTATTCTCTAATGTGTTTATTGTTGTATGTATATGTCCAGTATCATGAGGTTGTATCTTCTTCTCCAGTATCCGAATCTCCTTCATAAGAAAGTTCATATGATCCATTTGATTCTTTAACATCCTGTATTTCCTCTTCTTCATTAATTAAATCGGTAGACTCTTTAAAAAGTTTTGTTTGATTAAGAATATTTAAAAACTTTTCTTCTCCAATAATATCAATATTATTTGCTATTTCTCTTTCCAAAGCTTCACGATCTACTTTTATATTATCATCATCAGATGCTCCTCTGATACGAGATAATAATTCAAGTGCTTTAATTGCACTATTTGTATGTCCATGCGTTTTTGCAAAGGTATATTGATTTTCAATTTCCTCCACAACATTTAAATTTGTTTCAAGTTCTTTTTCAAGATCTTCTATTCGTTCAACTATTTCTGGATTTTGAAGAAGTCTATAGCCTTGATTAGCTGCTGAAGAATTTGAATAACCCGCAGCTTTTGCTGCTTCAGTAGCATTTCTGTGTAAGATATAAGATTGTGCAAACTTCTCTTGCTTCTCATTTAACATAATAATTTAATATTCCATTAAGTAATATAACGATTGAAACAGAATTAATAACAATCAATGCATGATCATTCCATAACATTGCAACAATAAACCATCCTGTCAATCCAACAACATCAAAGAATAAATTTAAAGGGTATATGTTATTAGCTGTTAAGGTTATCCCAATAATAAGAATGACCGAAGCTACCCATTTTATATACCAATCTTTTGTTTTTTGCGACAGAGTTTTTTTTATAAAAGCAGTCATATATTATTTTAGACGCTTCATATTGTTTCGTGCCACACCTTTGAACTTCTCTGCACTTCTGGATGCTGACAGGCCAAGCAGGGCTATCGTTAAACTTATGAGTCCTTCAGTGGGAATGAGAGGTAAAGTAAGATCAGAATTTGTTACAGCTATAAGCCATACCGCTATCGGTTGCAGAACGAATTGCCATGCCAAACCAAAACAACATACCCACATGATGCTAGGTCTAGCCCCAGAAACGAAGAGGCTTGGATGCTTCGATTGTTCTATATTGGCTTGTGCTTGAGCAAGATCCAGGGAAATGACCTGTGATTTTAACTCAGCTTCCAGTTTTGTTTTAAGATCTTTGTCCTCAACAAACTTGTCAAGGACTTTGCCAGCTACCCCGATGACTGATTCGGCAATTCCAAACATGCTGTTCTCTCCTTATCCTTTAATTCAATGATACGAGGATACTGATCTATTCTAAATCCTCTTGTTAGAAATTCATCTGTCTTTGCATCTATTGTATCAGCAAACACATATATAACTAATTTGGGAAACTGTCTACTTCTATGTGCAAGAAACTGTAACCAATCATCAGGACTAAAGACAGATACGTGTACATTAGTACCATCTTTAAACGTCTTTATAGCTTCAAAGCAAGCTACATTTAGAAAGACCATCTTCCTTGCATACGAAAATATTTCATCTACAACCCATCCCAGATCTGTCTCTGGTATATGCTCTAGAACATCAGTACATATTACGGCATCCTTCTTGTGGACAGGTAGCTTTGCGTGTTCTTCATAGGCGGGATCAAAGAGTTGATACTCATCAAGATTCCAGTACTCAGGGAGGGGCCTGTCAATCTCATCAGTTATCTCAGAGAAGTCTTCCGTATAGAGTTGACCTTTTCCTGAACCATAGTCTAGTAAAGTTTTACATTTATTACGATATAAATACTCTTGGATTATCTCCACAAATTTAAGAAGACTTCTACCATTGAACATCCCCTTACCCATAAGATGAAACTGTTCATATTCTTTTAAATATGAAACATATTTTATGGAAGGACCGTGCCTACTCGTATAAGGATCTATTTCAATCATCGTAATACCCATCAAAAGCTTTACGCTGCTCCTGTTGTTCTTTTATTGTCCATAGATCAGCTACCATTGTGTTTTCTCCATGATAGGTTAGAACTCCATCAAGACCAGGATCACTAAAGATCTTCTCACAATCCTGTGCCATTGCCAGAAGTTCACCCGTAGTCCAGTATGACTTGTCCTTGACACTTACTTCAATGTACTTTGGTTTGGGTGTTTCACCACCATCTATATCACCTGTTGTTTCTGTTTTCTCCTCATCAGTTGGTTCATCCCTGCAACAATCAAAACCAAAAAGATGTATATTCCTAAAGCCCATTGTATGTAACATACCTATGCTTCGCATGGCTGCACACGTACCACCTGTAATTAAGGTAGCACCTTTAGGTATACCCAACTCTTCGTTAAGAACTACCTGTTGATTTTGTATTGCCTGTCCTTGTTGCTCATCTGCCCTTAATGAATCGGTAAAGGCATGCCATCCCCACATCCTTGCATCTTTATCCTTTAGAAAATTAGTTACTGTGGGATCAGTCATGGATGCTATAAAGAAGTTTGTCTTGGGGTGTAAGTTTTCAAACAAATCTTTTCTTACAATATTGTGTGTACTCTTCCCTGTTATGGGACGAGGATCAAGGACAATACAACCCCAGGGAAATATATCATGCTCCATAAGATGTGGATAAGCATGTTTAACACCAAGTACTTTACTATTGGGATGTTCATCTACAAATTCTTTTAGTTTTTTATAGTCCAGATAAGGACCACCAGAAACTATAATACCCATTTCGTTATGGGGAACATGCTTTTGTATCCATTTATCCTTACCAAGAAGTTTCATGTTTGCTTGGATGTTAGATTTAATATAATCTTTTGGTACACAATCTCTGGGGTGTACTACTATAGGCACACGTTTAAGATCTTCAGGAACATCATCTAGTTTTGGATCATGAAGAAAGACTGCCAAATGTGTGTGACCACCAACAGCTACCTTATCTCCAGAAGGTAATAAATACTTTCTTGTGGTTGACTTCTCATCAAAGTTAGTCCAACCATCCTCTGTTGTTTCCTGTGCATCTACTTTTTTTGTGATAACACTATCAAAGACTTCCTTAACACCTTGATAGTGTTCTTCGGCTATCTTGTCATCTTCATCCTTGGTAAAGTAATGATCAGCCACAAGAATTGGAATACCTTTTAGCATTTCATATTCATGTTTAGTTGTTGGAATGCTGTTACCACTTCCCATTAAAGCTAGATCAACATCTAAAAATATAGGCCAGTGTTCTTTCTTTAAGGTATTACGCACATTACCCTTATGAAGTTTATAGGTAAATTCTTTTTGTCTTTCTGTTTTAATATGTTCTTTAAATTCATCCAGCCTTTTAATAACAGCCGCTTCTGTGTTGTGAGGCTTGGCATTAAACTCTTCCATATCTGTTTGAGTTGTAGCATCCTCAAACAAATCATAGCCTATGTAATGTACCTCATCACTGTTCTCAAAGGCAGCAAGAGACATTTCAATGGCACGACCACCATTCCAAGTTCCTGTTTCAAGGATTGTTTTGGGTTTATAAAAGCGGATCATATCAGCTAATTGTTTATATCTATTCGGTAATATGTCTGGAGATGTATCCGTTTCTGACAATGGAATTATCCTTTTGCCTGAACCATCTCTCATAGCATAGACATCCTTATCTTTCAAACTTACTAATAAGGATGTTATCTTATCTATCTCAGTGATGTTCATACCATGAGCATTGTAGATTGTAGCCAACCTATTTAATACAAAAGAACCAGACCATTCTCTATAGTTCATGAATTCTCCAGAAATATAAGCACCTCTCCAATCTCCCAGAAGATCAACAGGAGTTTGTCTGCCTATATTAAATCCCATGAAGTAGTCACTCTCAGGAATAAAAACAAAATCAGTATTACTTTTTCCATTAGGAAAGATAGTATCAAGAGAAGACTTTCTAATATCTTTTAGAGTTATTGAAAGAGGGTCTACCCAAATAATCCAACCACCCTCATGATTGAAAGCACACTCACTAATAGAGAAAACTTTAGGGGCTGCACTCAGAGCATCAAGCATCTCTGTGTATGCTATGGTTTTATCTTCAGTACCATCATGTACTTTGTTATCTTCCACAAACTTTTTATATTCAGATATGGATTCAAGATTGTGGTACTTTATATTCTTTGCTTTAGGTAAGGAATAATTCTTTATATCAAGATTATAATAATAACAATGGAACTCTATATTAGGTTGCCAGTTACTTTTGAATTGCTCCAATAATTTATTTGTATTTTGTTTAAGCTTTGTTTCATCAAAGCAGGTGACTATTCTATACTTCATAAGGTTTTATCTTTCCATGTCCTGCAAGATAAGTATAATCTCCATTCCATTCGGCAGCATACATCCCATCAATAGGACGTTTACATTGCCAATCCTTAAACCAGGGACCACCTGTTGTGAAGTGTACGTTCTTTGCTTTTAGTTCTGGATTAGAGTGACCATCAAGCCAATTCCATTCTTCATCTATTGTTCCTATGTCAGAATCTTTCTCAGGCAACCATTCAAAGCCATGCAGCCAAGATCCAGGCTGGTGATTAACATCATGTACTGTAAGACTCTTGTTAAGTTCGTGTCCACAGTTCCACAACATCAGGCTTGACCAGTTTTTTCTACGATAGTTTGTCTGACTACGACCATCCATTTTTTTACTATCACCAGGAGTATAGTCATGTTTAACACAATAGAGTGGATAATAATCCATATTATATTCTTCAAACAATTCATTAATATCTGTTCTGAGATACATATCACAGTCCATGTATAAGGCCCATCCCTGATACATATTCAATGCTGGTACAAGAAATCTTGTAAAACTAAATTCAGTTGAGAACGGACGACCATCAATCTGGTCTATGTTTTGCCCATCAACAATATCATATTTTCTATTGTAGATGCCCATTCTTTCAACAACATCACGCCTAATAGGAACAATACGTACATTGTCTACGGCTATTCTTTCTATTGTAAACTTTAAAACCTCATAGGCTACATCTTCTCTAGGATCATAACCTATGTAAACTGTATTAGGTTGTTTTTTCATGTTGTCCTCTGCGCTACTGTTTTAGCCGCCTTGCTTACAGTCATCCCCTCATTCACAAGCTTTACAATTTTATTTAAAGTTCTATTATCTGTTGGTAGATTATTTCTTTCTGCTGCTCTGTAAAAAACACCACCATCTATTTTAGCTGCTCTTGTTTTTTTCACTATATATCTCCTGTGTTAGTATGAAAAGGGGGAGCTAATACGCACTCCCCCTAATGTACTTATAAATTATAGAACTTGGGTTTCTTTTCTTCTGGTATGAGTTGTTCTAACTTAACTGATAACATACCATTTTCAAGAGACACATTTTCCACAACTACATTATCTGCAAGATGAAAAACTTTCTCAAAGGATCTATGAGCAATTCCTTTGTGAACAACTTTTTCTTCATCATCTGTTTGCATCTTTTTTTTACCACTAATAATAAGCTTACCAGCCTCTGTTTTAATTACTAACTCCTCTTTATTAAATCCGGCAACTGCTAACTCTACTCTATACTTTCCTACCTCATCTTTAATAAGATTATGTGGTGGATAACCAGACATAACAGAGTTTGGATAAGGTGCATTATCAACCACCCTTAACATTTCTCTAAACAATCTATCATGTCCGATAGCCCAATTAGAGAAGTTTGAAAAAAATGGATGATTACTCGTTAAAGATGCATGTACGTTCATATCATTCTCCTTTCTAAGCAAGTTGATATTTTGTGGCCCACTATTGGCACCATATATTTATTATAATAGTTGTTTTATTATTTGTCAAGAGTCGTTTTAAATTCCACATACTCCTCCTGTTCCACTGATATCACATATATCATGTGCTTGTATGTTATCTTCAAATTCTTCTCCTAATTTTTCCATTGCTTCATTATATAAAACGGGAGTTAAAGGTTGTCCTCCTCGACATCCATCAGGGAAACAAGTAAAGCCTCGTAATCTGTGAGCATACTTGGCTAAAGTTTGAGCAAAGTCCTCAACCATATCTTCATTATTGTTTTCTGTTCCCCAGGAAGGAAGATTGATAGTACTGGATATAGACATATCCACATACTCTTGTACATTAGCTTGAAAGTTTAATCTACGTTCATAATCTTTTGAAAGATCCAATGCCGATTCAATTTGATTTGGTTTAATATCATATAAATCAATCATTTCTTGTGCTGCACTATCAACTACATATTGATAATGCCATCTTTTATTTTTTAGATACCTTCTTTTATAGGCCACGGCAAAGATAGGTTCAATTCCAGTGGAAGTTCCTCCCAATATTCCAATGGTTCCTGTTGGTGCAATTGCTCTGACTGCCACTGGTTTTGAAATTGATAGTATGGTTGAAAAATCTCTGGCTGTTTTATCTGATTCTGCTTCGTATACTTTAAGCCAGCGGTGCAATTCAGGAGTTGTTTCATACCTACCTCCACGTTGTATGAGCCATTCATGAAGTCCCATGATTCCCAATCCCAAACGTCTATTTTTTTCTCTAACATTATATACTTTTTCATAGGGGAGTTGTGCTTTAAGTGTTCCACACAATAGAAACTTTGTTGCAAGTTTAACGACTTCCCGCAACTGGTTAAGGTCATCAATCCTAGCAAAATTAAGACTCCCCAAATTACATACATCACTATCATCTTCTGATGTAACTTCGGTGCAAGCGTTTCGCAATGTTTCATTTTCTTTTTCAAAGAAGTTGAATGAGAATCCTGGTTCAGCAGTTCTAAGAGCCTGACGTATATTAGTCCTAAAGACATTTCCTATTTCTCCTGTCTCCCAATAGTTAAGTAACCATTCTGTATCATAATTAACTGATATATTTGTCATGTCTAATGGTGCGGGAAAGTTAAAGTCATCTTGTTTAACATCAAAAATAGTTTTATCTGTACCTGCAATAGGCATATCAAACCAATTTTTTGCCACAAGAAACTTATCTATATCTGGATGTTTTAAATTTAAACTAGCATAAATAGCTGATCTTCGAGAACCCCCTTGCATAACATGCCGACCAATTTCATTTATCATTTGCATCTTTGGTATGGGACCACTACTAATGCCGCCTGTTCCTTTTAAAGTTTGACCTTCTTGACGATAGACAGAATAATCAGTACCAATACCACCCCCTGTCATAAGACAGGATTCAGCTTTCCAACTTAATGTTGCCCAATCTTCTCTTGTATCTGCTTCTGCTTTTAAAAGATAACAATTGTTAAAGAATTTCTTTTCTCTTCCAGCATAATAAAGATATCTTCCTCCTGGAATAAATCTTAAATTAGATATATGATCTATTAATTCTTCTTTTGCATCTTTTGTTAAATGATCTTGGCATACATCATTAACTAATGTACAAGCAAGCTCATGAAAAGTTTCTGCTCCTTCATGTGAATATTTTGTATTAAAAATATCTTCACTGAATTTTGATCGAAACTGTGGATTTCGATTTGATTTAAACATTTTGTTCCCCTTCTAGTATTTTATTTATAATTAAGTTCAAGTATTAGTTGAGCATAGTGAATAGCTTTTTCAATATCTTTTTTGCCTTCTCCTTTTGTTCTATGTCTGGTAACATACTTGATAATATTTCCTTCAAAGTAATCCAGATCATTGGCATGAATATATTCTACTGGTTGTATACCACAATCTTTATAATGCTGTCCTCCTATTTGTTTTTTTAATGCGTGTTCTTCCTGATATCTTCTAAGTACATAGTCATCGAATCTTTCATTTTGTTTAGGTAAAGAATTTTGTAATTCTTTTTTCGACATTATTATCATCTCCTGCATTGATAACATCGTAAGCAAATTGCCTGACAAATGTTGGTTTTAAATCTGCGTTATCACACACTTCCTCAAAATCTTTACACACTGTACCACTCGTAGTAAAAAACCATGAATGTGCTGCCTCACTATGAAGGGACACACTCGTATCAGTTATTGATGTATTTAATTTTTTTAAGTCCATTAATGCTTGAAAGATTACGGACACATAAAGAGATTTAAACTTATCTTTTAATGAGTCGTCTTCCATGTTTTTCCTACTTTATAATCACAATCTAATTCACATTTCATATGTAGCATTTTTGTTGTCTCCTTCATAGCTTGTTTAGTTATAGTACAAAATTTATTAATATGTTTATTAAGAACTTCAAATTGATATTCATCATGAACTGATGCCACTAATCGAACATCAAGGTTTGCTCGTTTAGTCATAAGCATCATATAAATTAACCATTGTTTACAAACAATTGCTCCTGCTCCTTGAATTAAAGTATTAAGTGCTGAATGTGTTGATCTAACTTTTAAAAATCTACCATCAAGTCCTTCAATCCATCCTCCTTCTGCTTCTTTGAATATTTTGTCACGAAGTTCTTCAAGTGCTGGAAGTTTTTTAAGAAAATTATTAATTAGTTTATAACCATACTCAGCATTCCCTCCAACAACTTTACCTATCTTAGCTGGTCCTGCACCATAAAGAAAGGCATAGATAAAAGTCTTTGCCTGATCTCTTGTTTCTAAACCTGCTGCCTTTTGATTTGCTGTATGTATATCTCCAGTTAAAACTTCATCAATAAAGTTTTTATCTTTCATATAATGTGCAAGACATCTTAATTCTAAACCTGAAGCATCTGTTCCAACTAAAGAATATGTATCAGAGTTTGAGACTGTCCATAAATCTCTGCATTCTTTTCCATATGGAGAATATGTAGCAGGAACTTGTGCCATATTAGGGCTATGGTGTGCCATACGTCCCGTAACAGTCTTTAAAGTTAAAACTCTTCCTCGTACTCTATTATCTTCATCACACTCTTTGATCCAGGATTTTAATAGTCCTGTTCTTTTTTGTAATAAAAAATATCTACTGAACATTTCAGCATAAGGTTTTATTTCTGGTTCTTTAATTTCAGATAAAGTTTTTTCATTAATAATTATATTTTGTTTTTCAGTATAGTGTGTGGGTTTCCATCCTTTCTCTTGAAGTCTTTCAGCTATTTGTTTTCTACTAGCAATGTTAAAGGGAATATATTTAGTTTTAGTTTTTAATTTTACTACTGTTGGTTCAAAAGTTTCTTCGGCTTTTCTTTGTAGTTCCTGTTCTTCTTGTTCAAGTTTTGCTAAAAAGATTATTGCTTCTTTTATATTAAAAGCAAATCCATTCTTTTGTTGTTTATCTATTATTGCTCGTATCTTATGTTCAAGTGCTAAAGATTTTTCTGAAAACTTTTCACCTTCTTCATCCAACTTATGTGCAACTTTCCATGTAAGTTCCGTATCACGGACACAATATTGCAGCATGTCTTCATTGTATTCTTTATAGTCATTAAGTTCTCCTTTAGGAAAGTTTAATTTTTCACCCCACTTTTCTAAACTATGCCCTCCCTCTCTAAGAGGATCATAGAGTTGTGATTCGATTAAGGTATCTCTAACTGAATTTAACTGTATTCCACAACCAAGAATACGATTAAGAATTGGAGCATCAAATGATACTCCGTTGTGCATAATAAATTGGCTTACATTTTTTGACCACTTAACAAAATCTTTACATTCTTCTTGTCTCCATGTTTTTATTTCTCCTGTGTTGTAATCTTTTGAAACAATACAATGGATTACTTTTGCTTTCAATCCATCTGTTTCAATATCTATAACAGCTTTTATTCCATCTTGACCAGCGTTGCATCTTTTGTTTTGATGTGATAAAATAATTCACCTTCCTTCATTTTCCTATTTGGCGTTTCTCTTACACTACTATTAGCAACTACTTCGCCTGGGATATGCCAAGCTTGTTTACAATCTTTTCTAAAAACAACAAAAGTTAAGTTATCATAAATGAACTGACTCGTCCATCGATCAATGAGTTTTGATTTCCTGTAAGGAATTCTAATCTCTTTCCAGGAGGGAGGCCAATCCCCCCTCCATCCATATTTTATTTCAACTTCGTAAAAATGTTTGATAGGAGCATCAAGATCTGTTTCTAATTTATTACAAACAATATCAAAGGACATAGTTTCTTTTTGATTTATGTTTATAAAGTTATTTTTATCTAGCCAATTTATCATAGCTTCTTTAGCTATGGGATCAGACTTTTGATAAAGATCATAGTCAAAGGGTTTCGTTGTACTCATCATCATCCCAATCAGTTGCGGAATTTACTTCAGTCATCCTACCTGTGTCGCTATCATAATGCAAGTAAGTTGAAATACCTGTGTCACCTGTGTATCTATTCTTTAGTATTCTAAGAGTTGTTGTGTTAGCTTCAAAATCATTATCGGCTTGTTGATTTCTTTCCAGAGCTATAACGCTATCTGATAGATGTGCTATTGAAGCTGATCCTCTTAGATGTGAGAGTGATACTTCACGACCATCCTCATGTCCACGATCACCCATTGGTCTTCTTAAATGACTTACTAATAATAAACCAATTCCTGTTTCTTCCACAAGACTTCTTAACTTAGTCATTAAAATATCAATGGACTTTCTTTCATCGCCATTGTCTTCCTGACCTGATACAAGGATTGATAAATGATCCAGAAAAATCCAACGACAATCAAGTGCCTTTGCCATGTATCGAACTTTATCTAATATTTCATTGTTATCTATGCTGCCAAAGTGATCATAAGCATAGAAGCGTTTCGTTCCTATTGTATTTTTTAACCATCCCTGAAGCTCTTCCAAACTATATTTCTCACGTATTTCTTTAATGTATAAACGTGAGTTAGCTTCCACAGACATGATGTTAAATATTGTATTCTTTGAACTTTCTTCCAGTGCAAGTACACCAATGTTATCTTCAGTTTGATTAAGTATATGATGCATTAATTCTCGCATGATGCTGGACTTTCCCATGCCAGCACCACTTGTAAATGTTACAAGTTCACCAGATCTCATTCCAAAAGTTTTCTTATTTAATCCTTCCCAGGGATAAGCACATGTGTAACAAAAGTCTTCATCAAATAATGTGGAACTTAAAGAATCAAGATTAATAATTCCAGCAGGGGTGTATGGTTCAGCTTCCCACCATGCTTTTGTAAATCTTTCTCTTTGATTAACCATTAGATATTCATTAGCATCTTTTAAATCGAGCTTAACAATACGACATTTGTTTGGTTCAAATACTTTGGCTACTTCTTCGGCTGCTTCCTTACCTTGCTTATCATTATCAAAACATAATACAATATTTTCAAAGCTATCCAGGAATTTAAAAGAGTCTTTACAATTTTGAGCAGCAGATTTAGCACCAGTTTTAATTGAAACTACAGGCCATTTAGATCCAAGTAATTCGTAAGCTGACATCGCATCAATTTCACCCTCACATACTGTGACATATTTACCACCCTTGTTAAATAAATGTTGTCCAAAGAGATCTGCTTTTCCTATGTCACCTTCAGTCCAGAAATTTTTCTCTTCAACATTTCTAATTTTACTGGCAACATGTTCTCCTTTATCATTAAAGTACTGATAGATATGACGACTTTGATCAACTCCTCCGGCATCACTCACCCATGTGTTATATTTACGAGCAGTTTTCTCAGTAATATTTCTTGATTTTATTTCAGAATAATATCCAACATTTGTCATGACAGGAGGTACATCATCAAAGTCTTTCTCTTCAATATTATAATTCATTTCTTCCTCATTATCCTTATTAGAGAATCTTGTGTTACAACTAAAACAAAAAGAATGCCCATCAGAGTGTTGGACATTCGCATCACTGGAACCACAATCAGGGCATGGTCCCCTCTTTAGCCATCTTTCAGCCATTAAAACTTTCCTTTGCTAAGTTTAAATATTTCATCACAAATATCTCTTCGTGTTGCTGCAATCTCCTTTTCTATTGATACTAATGTTTCGATTTGATCAACCTTTTCCATTGAATTAAATAATGTAAGGTATTCAATGACAGGACTTTGCCTGTCTTTACTCTTTGATATCTTGATTAAACTTTCCATTTCTTATTAACTTTCCTTAATTTTGTAAGAGTAACGTGAGTCTTTACCAAGGTGATACCATAGAGTAATTCTATTATCAAGAGCCTCTTTTGCATCTTTTAGATTATAAAAACTTTCTAATATGATTTCCTCGTTATATTTTTTAACAACAAGATTCCATAATCTCATATGCCAGCGACCCCCTCAGAGGAGGGGGGTCGTTGGCTAATTGTATTCCTCAATATCATTTTGAATGTTATCCACAAAGTTTAATTCATGAGACATTATCTCTTCAGTTTCTTCCCTTGCTAATTTACGTGCTGTTTTAATATCATAACCTTCATTCTGATATTGTTCTGTTAGTTGTCGAAACAATTGTTTTCTTTCTTTTTGCCAAAGGTTCTTAGACATTTATCTTAACTGACCTTCTTCAATGTCTTCCCAAAATCTTGAAACATCTTCATTATCTTCAGGATCATAACCACATTCAACCATGAAGTTTTGTAATTCCGTGTATTCTTTTTTAGTTGTTTTTATGTTCTTATAATATTTTTGAAAATCAATAACGTTTGAATTATTATTTTTATTAAAGAAAGAAGGATCATATTCAAATGTGTTTTCTTTTTCTAATTTTTTAATTCTTTTCTTGGCTCTTTCTAATTGAGTTTTTAATGTTCTAATTTGTTTATGAAGGACTTCTTTTTCTCTGTCATTTTCTATCATTAAATGTTCTCCTTTAATAGGACGGGTGAAGCGTCCACCAACATAATTATTATAGTAAGCATACTCATCTGTACCGTCAATT